TATTATGTTATAATTATACCACATTATTAATGGTTTGTACACCATTATTTTCAAGTATAGTATCTATTATAGGATCTACATTTACTACTGTAATTACAGCATTATCGGCATATGGATTCCTATACAACGCAAAGTAATGCGAACCATATTCTGGATGTGCATCCTCACGGTGGAATATATCCACGTGATAATCAGCAATCTTAGTTAGTTTAGTAGTACATATGTATTTTACTACAGTACCATGCTTATTGCTATATTCTTTTTCAGTCTTTGCTGTATCAAACAATGGTGTCATCCAAAGAAATCCTCTAGTGAGATTCTAGGTTCCGGTGACCAGCCAATCGCATCAAGGATTGGGATGATTGGATCTAGAAATGTCTTTTCGAATTGTTTATTGTAATCAATGTACTTATCAAGCTGAAGCTCAGGCGCCAAATACGTTGGAAATGACACTACATTCTCACGAATAGGATTCGGAAGTTTAAGATAACAAAACTTAATCTTCTCGCCATTCTGGATCAGTTCATACTTCTTCTCGAGGCTTGCTGCTTTAATATGATAGTTATATAGCAAAGCCCCACGTACGTGTATGGGTGTGCCTTTTGCATATATGCCATCACGCTTACGTGCCCACTTGCTAATATCATTTACACCACGAGGGAAAGCAACCTGTTCAGCTGGCAGTGTGCTGAAGTATTCACGGAACTGAGCAATAGCTTTTTGAGTCTGGGATTCTTCGCCGGTGATAATAACCTTGAATAAGGCTTTTAATGCATCTCTACACTGAGCCGGAGTTGAAGACTTGATTGCTTCAATGCCCATGATCTTAAGCTTTGGTTCTGCATACTGAACACCTTCATTGTTATGCACATTTAGAATGTAACGTTTCTTGGCTGTCCAGATACCACGATCAGCAATAGCTTCTCTTGCCATAACCATACGAGGTTTGTAACATGCAAACATATTGTATAAGCGATCATATGATTTCTCAAGCATAGGGATAAACTGATCCTCACAGATCTTGTCAATCGTTTGTACTTCTTCACCTGGCTTGACATACTTCTTGACAACCTCACCGAAGTTAACATAAACCGAATCAGTATCAATTGCAATAACATAGTCTTTGTCTTTAGTTGCACATACTTTGTTCATGAATTCATTAACAGACTTCTCAGCCCAACGAATCACAGTCTGACCAGTAAGAGTAATACCTTCGGCCACACGTAAATCAAAGTAACGAAAGTACTTGTTACCGAGTGCACCATAAAGAGAGTTAAGCAAGATTTTAATAGCCATCTGTTCATTCTCATAACGAGAGATATCACGTTCGATACGATAGATCTCAGCCTTATTAGACTTATCAGCATTCTCTTTCTCTTGCTGAGCTGCTAGCATCTTCTTCTTAACGATACTACGCTCATTGTAATAATCAACAATGATTTTAGGCAATACACCTTCTTTATCTTTCTTAAACGAAACGCCATTAGCAGCAAGCGCATACTCTGGATTAGGATTAGAATGATTCTCGGTAAGTGCAATATCAGGATTCATAGTAAGACGATCACCTTCGACGATAGTCTCTGGCGACATATTCCATTGAACAATGATGTTAGGATACAGTGAGTTTAGATCGAAAGATACAACCCAGTCATGCATACCGACCTGAGGAGGTTTAACATAACCACCTGGATATTCTGATTTAAACTTCTCACCATTCGATGGAACAATGATACCACGATTAGATAGATCTCTATAAAGAATAGAATCCCATATGGCAGTAGTACCAAGCGTATCTGAATAGTTAACACCGCCTCGATATGCCATAGTCAACGCAAGAGTAATCAAACCCATCTTATCTTCGAGCCGGTCAACAAGCTCAACATCTTTAATATTATAGTCGATGAACTTTTGGAAATCATGTTTGTATAGTGTGTGCAAGCCAGTAAACTCATCATACGAAAGCTTACGTTCACCAAGTACAGTATGCGCAATATGGTCAAGCTTATATGATTCTTGTGCACCATATGAATAGCCAAACTTTTTAAACAATTCTAAATAATCGAGTTGGGAGATACCAGTGATTTCATATGACTGTAACTCACGACCCATTTGTTTGATAGTACGTGGATTGATTAAGCCCCATGGAGAATATCTTTTTGCGACGTCAGGACCAAGAAGCTTACCGGTTCTGTTAATAAGATACGGCATATCGAAGAAGCGAGTATTCCAACCAGTGATAACATCAGGCGAATTTACTGCTGATCCCCAATGGTTGAGAAACTTTAGAAGCAGCTCTGTTTCTGATTCACACTTCTCATACATGACTGGGAAGTCTTTCATGATAGACTTACTTACATCATAATCATGAAGACCCCAAATATAATAGATGTCATCGATATTGTTTTTGATTGTAATAGAGATAACCGGATACTCTGCAAACTCTGGCTCTGGAAACCCATCGTCAGATGCAACTTCGATATCGATAGTAGACACATTGATCCTATCACGATCGAATTCTATATTATCAGGAAACTTCTCTTGAAGATATTGGACAACATAGTTCTTGTTGCCATACAATTCTTTGGCGTTAATTCCGCCATACTGTTGTTCGTATTCTTTAACCTGACTCATCTTGTCAAATAGTTTAGGAGATACACGTGTGCCGTCTAGGGCATACGCAGTTCCGTTGATATCTTTTTGATAGAGGGTTGGACCAAACCTAATCCGATCTTCAAATCTATGGCCGTTTTTGTAGCCACGATATAATAGACTGTTGCCATAACGTGCAACGTTTGTGTAAAATTCCAAATTGGATCTCCATAATGTAATAAGTCAATTATACCACATATTTAGTGATATGTACATAGTAAATTAGTGCCACTTTCCTGTTGCTAAGCAAGTGGCCAGCTCCCCGCGATTATGCAGCTAGTGCTAATCCAGATGGTTTATAATTGTCATTTGCAATTATTATGTTTGATCTATGCGCGATCATCCGGTAAACTCCACTTCACTACAACACCTGTCGATCCTAGTTCAGCCCCATCAAAAATACACATTATGTACTTGTGGTGGAGCTGCGCGGTACTGCCCCGCGGTCCAGTATGTGTTCACGTTGCTTCAACGTTTACGTCTTATTTATACATTATACTACAAAAGAAGCGTAATGTACACAATTATTTTATGTTATTTTTAATAAAAATTGACCGATGCGACCTACAAATGGTAGCAATGCTAATGCCATAAGCAGATTCATACCAGTATGTGCAATGGCAATTCGTAGGGTATCTCCCTTTGGCATACCATCAGATACAAGCAATCCTGCAATCCAAATAGTTCCTGTTGTGCCAATGTTTGCACCTAATACACAAGCGATTGCTGCTGGCAGTGGAAGTGCACCTGCCGCTACTAGGGCAATAATCGCTGTAGTAGATAGTGACGACGATTGCCATAGAAGTGTCATAATAATACCGCCGAAGAACATATAAATTGGATTACCTAAAAACCAATTAAGATGCTCCATATTACCCATTGATTTCATTCCACCTGAGAATGTTTTGAGTCCGACATAAAATATAACTAAGCCAACAAGCGCAGTAATAACAGGGTTACCTAAATCCATTTTACTTACCTTTTTCCATAATTTTGTTTTCATTATTTATTTCACTTTATCTATTTGTTCTTGAGTCACAATACCTTCACCTAATAATCTTACTCTATTAGCAAGGTGTGCAGCATGTGTCTCTTCTTTAGATCCTCCAGTATAAGGTACGCAGTGACCTTCTTCTGTCATAACTTCAGTGACCATTCTTCCGTCTTTAGCAACAAAGTCACCAAGTACCCGGCCGAACTTGCCCTTCATGTCTTCACCATTTTTATTGATTTGTGTGCGTAGAATACTTGTTTCTCCAAGTAGCTCTTGTAATCTAGCCTTTGCAGCTTTACCAAATAGCTTTTCTACTTTATCACTTGTACGTGATTCGGGTGTATCAATACCCATGATTCGAACTCGCTCATCTGCCATGATAATACCGAATCCTAAATCGATGTCCACATCAACTGTATCCCCATCGATCACTCGCACGATTGTGCATTTGTATTCATACATTGTTTGACTCCCTTGTACGTATGTTTTATTTATACAAGGGAGTCTTACAGCGTTAAAAACTAAAGCTTACGCCTACTGTCGTATCTTTATATTTCCAGTCATTATCAGCAGTAACTGTCACATATGCAGTTGCCATACCGTTTACTGAATAAGAAGCGTTTACTTCTGATCCAACAAAGTCAAAGCTTGAAGCACTTGAATATGCACCTTTTACTTTAGGTGTTACCATTACACCAAGCATATCAACTTTTACACCAGCATCATATGCCCATTTCTCAGTTGTTACATTATACTCAGTTTTGCCGATTACAGCTGGACGTTCCCAACCTTCGGCTGCAGCAGCACCTGCAAAAGTTACAGCCGCAGCAGCTGCTAAAATTACATGTTTCATTTTTTATTCCTTTTTGTTTAAAAAAATGAGGGGACCTATATAAGCCCCCACATTATACTTTTTGTTTTTTATGACTTACAAGTCTTTCGTATCAGTCAGCATTAGATACTTTGCTTCTTCATGGTAACCCATTCTAGAAAGCTCAGATGCAGCTCGTGCTTTTCCTACGGATAGGAAGAAGCTATTGAATCCACTAAAGAGTCCACCCACTGGTGCAAAGGCATATTTCATTACTGCTTCAGTCATTAGAAACGTCTCCGTAAATCGTCAGTCTTATTATGAGCAACGTTCCAGATGTCTCCACGACATAGGCCGATATCTGCAAGATCTTTATCAGTTAGCTTATTAAGCTCCTTAATAGTTTTCCTTGCTTCTGACGTATCCTTGCGTGCTGTGTTCAGATCTTTAAATAGTTCAAACAGAGCTCTAATTGCGTTCTGTAAGAAATTCGCTTGTGTTAGTATTAGTTGTGTCATTGGTAGATTCCTCGTTTTTTCCAATATTAATTTTACGAGGACGCTGATCTTCAGGAATGATAACCTTCAATTCAATTGCTAAGATACCATCGATGATGTCAGCTCCGTGCACTTGCACGTGTTCAGACAGCCTAAAGGTACGTTTGAACTTCTTCGTGGAAATACCACGGTGAACGTATTCGCGACCTTTTTTCACATGCTCACCTGTAATAGTGAGAGTCCTTTCATGCATTTCGATGTTAATACCATCTTTACTGAAACCTGCTACCGCTAATTCAATGAGGTAGTCGGATTCACCAGTCTTTAGAATATTATGGGGCGGATAGTGATCGTGGGCATGTTTGGTAACATGATCCAGTTCTTTTAGTAGATGATCAAATCCAACGAAAGCGGATGAAGGGAATAGTGTAGTATTAAATTTGCCTGTCATAATTTTCTCCTTTTGCAAGCAAGATATTTTAAAGGAACCAGATACTCTGCGTTCCAAGGTTATTTATACATTTTAGATAATCAATTTCGATTCATTTGTAATGATTTTCGAAAACATTGTTTGATACTGCTTCTTAAGCGTTTCTACTGGATCTACCATAAACATAACATAGCTTCGTGGAATTTCCATTCCATCCTTAGCATCTGAATATGCCATAAACGGCGCTAGACCTAAAGAGTTAGCTTCTGTTGGAATCAAGATAGCAACATCTGATAGAGTCAAATGATCCTTGTTACTTGAGTCAACGGTGCATAGTAGTTCTTCGCCAGTAGATATACGGACGATTTTAATATCACTCATGATTTATCCTGTAATAATGTTATAAATTTCTTTCCAGTTTTTTACACGTGGACATAATCCCTTATAGTCAGCATTAAATCCGTGTGCAATTAGCAAACTGTTTAAACCAATGCGCAAACCTAAATCAGCGTTTTCTGGTTTATCTTCTATCCAGTAGCATCCGCTACTTCTATATTGTTCTAGTGCGTCGTCTTTATCTGCACCAGTATCTAAACATACTATTTCCTCGAACGCAGTAGGTCCGAATAGAAGTTCTAAATTTTGTTTTCGCAATTCAGCTGCGGCCGGATTAAGGCTTAAGCTTGTAATACAGCGGAAAACATATCCATGTTCTTCATGTAGTTTACGTACATATTTAATTGAATCTCGCAGTGGGGAAAGAAATCTCATATCAGCACTGGTATTAAAATGCTTTACAAGTTTTTTACATTCTCCGCGATCTATACCAAACATTATTTCCATATCATAAGATACAATATCAGGGGATGCTCGCTTATATCCTAAGCTATCCATCCATTTGGTAAAACCATGAACCCAGTCAACTAAGACTCCATCACAGTCAGTAAGTATTACTTTTTCTTTCATCATATAAATCTCTCCTTTTTTTTCATTATAGTG